CTGCATACAATAAGGTTTACGTTTCATTTGACTTATTGTTTTTTGTTTTGAGCGAGGGGTTTCCATCTTATCCCCTCGCTCTTTTTTTCTTTTAGCTTTAATAAATAATTTGCTCTACTCAACAATGAGATAGTGCAAAGGTTAATAAATTAGAGAGGGGAGGTCATTGGCCCCTCTTTTTTGTCTCTACTCCAATGTTAACAAATTGTTAAATTTTAAAATAATTTTAAAATAGTGCCTTTAAAGAGAAATCACGAAGAAAAAAACTCTTAAGGATGAATACATAAATTACAAATTTCAATTGATAAACCAATTTCAATGATTGCAAGTTCCATCCTGGATAACTTTGCAATCCTTGGTGAAAGTATTCTACTTTCAATTTTCTTTAAATTTTATCTAATAATTCATAATTGTAATCTATGCCTTTGTGGTTTTTTAGTGTTTACTCCGTTGCTACTTAAAACTTAGTTTTCTTTTCCAAATATATAAATAAAAACATGGAACAAGAAATTTGGATTGAATACGATCGTTATCCTGCAGGTTTACCTAAAGGTGATGGCACTAGAACATGGACAAGGTTTGAAGTAAGTAACCTGGGTAATGTTCGTAAATGGAGTGGTAAGACTGGCTTATGCAAACCCATCATACCTAAATTAACCGGTGGAGGGAATGGAGTACAATTCTTAGGCTTACCTTCAAATCGCCATAAGTACATACATAGACTGGTTGCTCAACACTTTGTACCTAACCCAAATAGTTGGACTTGTGTTATGCATATAGACGGTGACCGGTTAAATAATCATTGGACTAATCTTTGTTGGGCAACTAAGTCAGATGTGAGGCGAAATGCTAACCGATAAATAAACCATGGAACAAAACAAAACACTTACACTGTACATTCCTGAATTTGCAGTTGATGCTCCAGACTATGATAAGATCTGGACAACCTTTATGTGGATGATTGGTCAAAATTATGGCTTTAAAGATCAATATACATTTCATATGCATGACTATAAACTAATAACTCATTTTGCACAAGGAACAAGTAATAGATCATTGGCTGCTGCTTTTACACGTAGGTTTAGTAAATGGATCTCAATGGGTAATGAAGTTGATCCTGTAATAGGGCGAATGAAGTTTAAGAATAAAGACTGGACATTTATCCGTTGGGAATGCGAAGATCCACGTATGCAAAGAATCTGGATCCATCTCTATAATGCAGTATGGTTAAGTGATCGTGGTCTTCGCCAAGATCTATTTACTAAAGAAAAAGCAAAACGTATTGTACCTCTTCACGGTGATCTACAGTGGTGGGAGTATAGCGGTAATAGTAATAAAGAATCAGGTTATGTACCACATTATCTAAGACCAATAGGTACATACGGAAATGCTAGTAAAATTAAAATAAAAGAACATGAATGATCATTTTAATTATCTAGGGTTAGATGCAATGCAAAAGTTAAAGTTTAGAGATAACATTTTACGTCTCTACTTACCTTACTTTACAATCGAATCCCTATATAGTACCTTAGAACGAGATCGCGATGAATACATTGCAGATCAAAATTACGAGATAGCACAAGCCTATCAAGACTTAATTAATGACCTCAGACTACTTGACAACCTGGTTGACTAATAATTACGAAGGGATTAAGACCATGTGCCAAAAGATAACACGTGGTCACGAAGAGACGGACGATCTACTTCACTACTCAATACTTCATTTCATGGATCACGCTAGGGCAGAAGAACTTGCCCAATGTGGACAAGCAATGCGGTTCTTAAGTGGTATCATGTGGCGCAGCTTTCATAGTAGCACCAGTGCATATCACACCGAGTACAGACAAAAAGGCCGTGTACATAGTGGTGAGGTACCTGAAGTAGAAGAGATAGGATACGATGACCACACTGACCAGGTTGCCCAAACAGTAACAGATCTAATAGAAGAACTAAAAACATGCGGTGATACAACAACATGGTATCATGCAACTCTATTTACAATGTGGTTAGAGAATCCTAATTATAGTCAGCTTAGTAAACAAACAGGTATACCGCGAACAAGTATAAGCCATGCGGTTGGCGAAACAAAAAAGCTATTACTACTCAAATTAAATAAAATGGGAATAACATGGAATGGATAATTTATGCAGGAGCCTTAGGTGCACTCCTTCAATATGTACCTCAGTGGGAATGGTTTCTTAACCTGGTCCACCTAAACCGTAAGCCGTTTAACTGTCCGCTCTGCTTTACATGGTGGACTAGCTTAATTGGTTTAAATCTTTTAACACAAACTCCTGTATGGGAAACTATATTTATATCTGCAGGTGCTGCCGTACTTGCTGAATTACTCTGGAGAAAATTAATGACAATATGACAACACGAGAACAAGCCCTTACCTGGTTAGAAGATAACAAGTACTTACTAACCAGTTCAATTAAATTTACACCACAACAGATAAGAGACTTCTTTGCAGCTTATAACCTGGTCACAGGCGAAAACAAAGCAGTTGTAGGTTGTGGTAGATGTATTCTTAATATGAAGCATCGCCTACTAAGTGAACTTAAAAAAGCTGACAACCTGCAAAAATATCCACTATATAAAACAGAAAAGGGTACCTTAACCCTTAGACCACTGGGTGAACAAATTGGATGGATACATGCAGCATCTGATGCATTGGCAAAGGAACAGTTGGCAGTACTAAAAAAAGAAAACTAATATGTTTGAAAAAGGACAAAGCGGTAACCCTAGTGGTAGACCGGTAGGAGCAACATCAGAACAAACAAAAAAAATGAAAGCTGCCTTTGGTTATCTTATTGAAGGTAACCTAGACAGAATGACCGAATGGTTAGACCAGATTGCAGAGCAAGATCCTAAAGCTGCAATGGACATTATCATTCGCCTTAGTGAAAGGTTTGTACCTAAGCTCTCTCAACAACAACTTACGAACGGAGATGGTGGAGATCTATTTAAAAATATCCAATTCCGTTTCGGTGATGAACCTAAACAAGAGTAATGGCCTTTATAGGATTTACACCACATACTGCTCAACGCAAGATAATTGACCAGATCTTAGCTGGACCTGAAAAGTTCCACATTGTCTCAATTGGTAGACAGTGGGGTAAATCTCTGCTAGGTATGAACCTGCTTCTCTACTGGGCAATTAATCATGGACCTGCTAAAATACTTTGGGTCTCACCAGTCTTCTCTCAAGCCACCAAGGTACATAAAGAACTGGTTGAAGCAATAGAAAGTAGTGGCATCATTGCCAAAAACAACTATGCAGACAACAGCATAAAACTCCGTAATGGTTCTGAGATCCTATTCCGCTCAGCAGAAAGGTATGATAACATTAGGGGTCTTACAATGGATTATGGTATCCTTGATGAAGCTGCCTTTATTAAAGACGATGCATGGTCAACTGCTATCCGACCTGTATTTGCAGTAAAGGGTAAAAAGATCCTGTTCATCTCTACACCAAAGGGTAAGAACTTCTTTTATGACTTGTTCCAATTGGGTAAGAGCGCAGACCATCCACGTTACAAAAGCTACACAGGAAGTTCATACGATACACCTTACATTGATAAACAGGAAATCGCTGATGCGCAAAAAACACTACCTCCTAACATATTTAAACAGGAGTACCTTGCCCAGTTTCTAGATAATGGAGGCGAAGTATTTCAACGGGTGAGAGAAAACACTCTACCTCAATGGCCACAACCAGCAGGTAAAGTATATTGTGGAATTGACTTGGGTCGTGCAGATGACTATACGGTTGCTACCTTTATGGATCAGGCCGGTAATGTGGTAGATATTTACAGACAGAACCAACTTGAGTGGAGTACAATGACAAGAGAGATCGTTCAAAGAATTCAAAAGTGGAATGCAACCGCAATGATCGAGGTTAACTCAATTGGAGATGTGGTCTATGAAATGATTAAGAAGCAGTGGTCTGATACTCATGCATTCGTTACCTCTGCCAAGAGTAAACCTGAAATAATTGAAGGGCTCATACTTGACTTTAATCAGGATAGTATTAAGATCCCAAGTAAAGACCTCCAGCCTGCTCTTACGCATGAGCTCGAGTTATTTAGTTACGAGTACAATCCTAAGACACGTAGCGTCAGGTACGGTGCTCCTGCTCCACATCATGATGACTGTGTTATGTCACTAGCAATTGTAAACTACAATCGGAAACAAAACTTGACTACTGGTACCTATGCCACTATGGGTAGGAACAGGTAGATCATAATAATTTAACACGACGGTTTGGATCAATATGAGATCCTAAATACACAACAACATTTGTTTCGCAATCATCGGCAATGTACTTAATAAGATAGGTACGAGCATTAATCTCATGGCATTCCAATATGCGTTTGATATCGTACTCTGTTTCTGCCAAGTACACGAGGGCAAGGTAAGGTACGCGATCTGCTTGTTCTGCGATATCAATTTGAGTAAAGTCCATTTTGTTTGGGTTTAATTGTTTAAATAAATATAACAGGTCCATGTTGTTTCTGAAAGATCTTACAAAGGAATCCTAAAAAATATTTAGTAGTATGGTAAAGCTTCAAATTGGACAAAAGAGTTATGGGTTACCTGACCGGTTACCGCTTTCCTTGTGGAGCAAGCTAGCCCAGTTGGATCTAGGAGAACCACTTATTTGGCCACGAGCTCTACATATCCTAACAGGTGCTCCGCTTGAGGATCTAGTTAAAGCAGATCATAAAGCACTAGAACTGGGTATGGGTTTTCTCCTAAGCACCATGAGT